TGTAAAATCGAAAATATTAAATTAGATTTTACAAAAGTAAAAAAGGAGAAGGATGAACGAGTTGAAAACTCGTCTGCAAAAGTTAAGGGATCTTCAAGCGAAAGCTCATGAAGAATACTTGGCAGCCAAGAGAAGGGTTGAAGAGGCACAACAATACTCTTTCAAATTAATTTGGCAAATTGAGCAGACAAAAGAAGAATTGATGAAATAATACTCATCAATTAACATTGTTAAATAAAACAACAAAAACGTAGGGGGATTTGTGACTTCAATAAACGAGATCTATCAAAAGTACATTAATAAATTAAACAACAATGACTTTATATATAAAGTAAAATCAGCTTATTATCTTTTAACAGACAGAGAAAAAAAACTTTATGAAGTAGGATTTAAGGATGGCTATCAACTAGCAGAAAAAAATATTACAAAAACAATTAATGGACCACAGCAAAATTTAAAAAAAATTATTGGTTATCAGTTTGGCAATCCTGCAAAAAATAAAATTGATTCTTTAATTAATAGAGTTTGTATTATGTGTGAAGTAAATAAAAATGATTTGTTAAGTAAAGGTAGATCACAGGATTTAGTTCGAGCAAGAAGTATCATTCACAATATATTAAGTGAAAAATACAGAATGAGTTTAACTAATATCGGAAAAATTTTTGGTCAAGATCATACCACAGTTTCACACTCAATAAATATGAAAGCAAACAAAGAAAGATATTGGAGCTTAGACCAAACTATTTGGGTTGAGTACGCAAGATTAATTCAAAACGCAGAGGTTAGCTAAACTGTCTGTATCTTCTTACTTTTGCAGCAATAGACTTGGGTTGTTTACTGTGTTGTTTACCTTTACGTTTAGCTCTTCTCTTTGCAGCAGTAGTTCTTGCATATTCTGAAGCAGATAAACTTTTGATCGCTGCACTTGGAAGATAACGCTCTCCAGTAACCGATGATTTTTTCCCAGATTTTGTTCGCCATTTCTGTTTACCCCACGCTTTAAGTGATCGTTGTGATTTAGCTAATGCCATTATCTATACCCACCACCAGCAGCTTTATATCTTTTTGCTAATAGTTGTGCTTTTCTTGCACTCCATTTACCAGCAGCAGTACCTTGTACATTACTAGATTTAATTCTTTGAAACAATCTTTTTCTTAAACCAGGTTTAGTATAGTTTCCTGCTTTATTAACTGTACTTTTTCTTTTTGCCATTTTTTTTCTTACTCATTCTAAGTTTTCTAAAGTCAGCAGCTTCTAATTTGTTTGGATTACCTGCAACTCTAGCAATCTTTTTTTGTTTAGCTGAATATTTTTTTCCTGGCATTAGTAACCTTTTGCTTTCTTCATCTTCATACCTTTTTTCTTAGCGTATGCTTTTGCTTTTTTCTTACCAGCTTTTGTGTAGCTGAACTTCTTCTTTCCTACCATTGGCATAATTGTTCTCCTTTTTATGGTTTATATATTTATCAAAACACAATTCATCTTTACCATTATGGCAAAAATATTTGCGTTCTAAGTTTATAATCCATCCGCCTTCATCACTCAATAGTTCTTTTTTACACCAATCGCAATAACCACAGATGAATGTTCTATTCTTAGATTTATTCCAAGTTTTACGCTTCAACTAACATCTCCATCTTCTTCTTGCTTGTCTTAATCTTGAATTTGGATTTTTAGCTGCTTTTGGAAATCGTTTCATTTGACCTGCACTTCTTGCACAATATGATTTACGCCTTGCTTTCTCTCTTGCAGTTAGTCCACTCTTTTTAGTTACAGCAGTTTTTAGTTTTGATCCTGGGTTTTCTCTTCGGTATCTTGCAACACCAGCTTTAGTCATACCAGCACCAGACTTTGTGGACCTATAATATTTTTTAGTTCTTGGCGGTTGTTTATCTCTTCTGCTCATCTTTCAATCTTAACTATTTTCTTTTGACCCATATAGATTTCGGTAACAGCATTTACTTTTTTACATTCAAATCTAACTCTTTGTGGATTGACTTCACGCAAAGCAACTCTCTTAGACTTCAGGCATTTGCTTAGACTTTCTTTGTATGTATGCTCAACCATATCATTATTTAGATACATTATTAGAGCTATAACCATTTCCATTTTCTCTTACCTTATCTTTTAATTTTTCTACATCTTCACGCAATCTTTCAATATCTTTCATCATTCTTGAAATATTTACTCCATTGTGCATCATTTCATCTACACGCACTATAGTCTTTTCTAAGTCAGATGCTAGTGATTCTTGTATCAAAAATTGTTCTTGGTCTACAGGTTTTTGATCGGATGCCTTGAGCAAGTCAGATTGCATAAGCTCACGACTTGTCTCTAAAGATGTGAGTCTAGCAGTAAGTTCTGTGTAAGCAAATATACCTGCTGATACAGCTATAATAATACCAACCATATTTTTAATTGGCATTGCAACAGATGTATTCTCACTTATCTTCATTTATACCATCCAAAAATTCTGGATCATGTTCATCCTTTTCAGGTTTACAAACATAACACTTACACTTTTTTCCATGTTTAATAAACATATCATCTACCCACTCACAATATTTATCTAACCATGCTACAAATTTATAAATAATTTTATCAAACATTACATTCCGCCTCTGTTCTTAGCTTTCCATGATCTCTTCTTATTCTTATTCATACTAGACATTTTTGGTCGTCTACCAATGCTAGTTTTTTTTGGAATTCTTTCGTGTGGTAGCTTGTTTATATCGAACTTTGCTTTTGCCATACTTCTTACCTGTTTGCTGTGATTTTAAAGTAATCTTAGTTCCAAACTGTTGTGAAAACATTTTAGTTATTTGATTACTCATTACTTCTTACCTTTAAATATTTGAGTACCTTTGATACCATATATAGAAGCCACAACTAAAATCCAGAGGTTTGTAAACCATGAAGGTAGCTGTTGGAACTGTTCAAAAAATTCTTTTATCTTTGCTGCTGCGCCAGGATCGTCACTGAAAACTCCCCAAGCGATCACCAAAATTGGCAGCGTGAGTACGATCAAAACGAACTCGTCTTTCCAGTCCGATTGTCTTGCTTCAAGTAGTTTACCTTGATACTCGGTTTCTCCTTTTGCCATCTTAGCAGCGTGCATGTGTTGAGCATCTGCCATCGCCATCTTTGTTTCTTGTTTCTTTTTATAGATATGCGTTGCTGCGTTTAATCCTAGTTTGAGTGCTGAGAACCACATTATACTAAATCCACTGCCTTTCCTATTATTGGTTTATACTTAGTCTTACCATCTTTTTTAAAACAGTGCAAAAATTGTTTTCTTGGTTGAAAAGGTATGTAACTACAATGAATCCATCCAGAGTTAGGCTCACCTACTTTATAATATTCTAATATTAATTGATCATACGGAAGGTTCATGTTTATCCAATCTGCAAGCTCAGCATTGTCAACACCTATTACTTCAAAATCTGCTGCCTCTGCTTTGGCATGTTGTGAATTTACTGAGCTACCTATTGCAAGGCATAACTCTTCAGATCTAAATCCAGATGTAACCTTTACTCTACCAAACTGATCTCTAACTGGTTGTAATATATTTTCAGAAAGTTCTTTTAATTTTTCTATTTGATCTGCATTAGGATTGTTATCAATACCTAATCTGATAGCAGTATCTGATTTAATAAGTTCTTGTAGTGTAAAGTTTCTTGATAATTTCATTCGTATATAATTTTTACTTTTAGTTTCTTTTGTTCTTTAGTCGTGTGACGTAAGATAAGATCTCCTTTAGTGTTTCTTTTACAACCATCCTTAGGTGTGTAATCTTTCTTCCTATAATTTTTACTTTTAACATCGTAAGCAGTATACTCACCTGTAGACATATTTAAAGTAACAATATCTACTGGTCCTAGTCCGCCAAGGGGTGTAAATACTATGAGATTAGTGTCTTTTGCAAGACGGAGTTGTGCAGTAAGTTCGGATGTTAAACCTGTCACAGCTTTTAAACGTCTAGCCATTCCATTTAAAGAAGCCTATTATAGCTACAATTAAACCTGCCAAAAAAACCAAGACATGAACTGCTCCTTTACCCTTGTTCATATCTTGTCTAAGATCTTTTATATCTTTACGCATTTCTTCTATTGCTTTAAATAATGTTTTCATTCTCTCAGCACAGATAGCTTCATGCTTAGATATTCTATGACCTAGTGATGCTTGTACCAATTCATCTGCTTTCTTTTTTCTAGGCATCTACTTTCAACTCCTTACATTCAAACTTAACAACTATTTTGTTTTTGTTAATATAATCTTTATTCCATTCTTCTATTTCTTTTAAATTTCTGTAAGTCTTTTGTGCAATAGCATAACCAGAATTAACACAGTCATAGTGTGAATTGAATTGATAACCTGCTGCTGAACTTGACGGACATTGACCTGTATTCATGCTGCACATATATAATATTAAAATATATTTCATATTAATAACATATTATTGGATTGCCATTACATATTTGTAGGCATTACTGTCTATTATTACCAGCACCTTGTAATGTTATTTTTTGGAAGGTTGAGTGTTCATTTATTGCAGAACCATCACTAAATGGAAAATTGTTATAAGTATTAGCATAAGTAGCTGAGCCATTACTCCCCCAAACATCACCAGTTCCATATAATTCACCTTGTTTAGTTATAAGAGCCGACCAACCACCTTGTTGACCACCTGTATAACCTTGTATTTGCATTTCAAGTATATCTTCTGGCGGACATGGTAAATGAGGTGTTAAATCATAAGGTACATTACTTGCACCTGAGGTACTAGTATTAGTTCCATTACCAAATCCTACATACCCATTGTAGCCTTTTACATAAACTTTATAATCACCTGTTGTAGAATTATATAATCTATAAAAATACATACCAAGATAAGCCGCACAAGAATGAGTTGCAGTCCAAATATTTTGAACCACATAACCTGATGGAATATAATCAGTAGTATGTGCAACAAAGTTTCTTTGGTCAGTAGCATTACCATTTGGTAATTGACCTTGTGCATTTTCTCCAATACCAAATATATCAGTACCTTCTTCAGTTAATAAAGACTGAGTTGAAGCATTCTCTTTAATTGTTACATGAAAGTCATCTACATTTTGTCTTATTAATGCGTATGTATGAACACTTGTTGTATTTCCATTATCAGCAATACCACTTGCATTGTTACCTGCGTGATATAAGTCGCCATCATTATATAAAACTAAACAATCATTTTTAGATGTCGAACCAAATACCATAAACTTTTTATGTGCTTTAGTTGGTAATTCTGTAATTTCAGTCCAAACTAATCTGTCTGTTGATGAGTTTCCGCCACCAGTAATTTCAGTTGCTCCATCACCTAATGCGTACCAACTTCCATCTGTTTTAACAGCAATACAAGTAGTAGTGCTAGAACCTACACTTGTTTCAAAATCAACCCAACCTGTTGATGCACCACTTCCATCTTGTGTTTGAACTAAGGTACTACTGTCAGAAGTACTGTTTTGTCCAAGTTTACCATTTAAACCATCACCACAAGCGTAAATTTTTCCACTTGCTGTTAAAATATAAATAGTATTAATTGCACCTCCATTAGACCGACCACTATCTGTTATTCTAGTTTTAGTAGCTTTGTCATTTGAATAATCAGCTGGATCATATACTTCTAATAAGTGTGTTGTAACTCTTGTTGTGTTACCTTGATTTAACCAACCATTATCGTTTTCACCTAATCCTAAAACATATCCATTTGATGTTAGCATAACTAGTCTTGCACTATCTTCTGTTTGACAATGTTTAACATAAGTTATTTCACCATGTTTTCTTTTGTTGTAACCTAATATAGCTACAAGTTTACCAGTTCCATAAGTAGATTCATTATCTGTTACTCCTTCAAATATATTAGCGTAGGAAGCAGAACCAGTTGCATAAATTGTTTGACCTAGATACATATATGCGTTTCCGTCCATAGCATGAAAGAAAACTGAGTTCCAAAAACATTGAAAGTATTTCGTAGTATCAATTGCAAAATTATCTGCAACTGCTCTTGTTCCAATGTTTTTTAAGTATGATAAATCTTGTGCCATAATAAATTATCCTTTTTCAGTTATTAACCATCCTTGAGTTGCGTTATAATAAACTAAACTAAATCCAGCTCTATTAGTTGTTGATTCTAAGTCATCTGCAACACCTTGAATATTGTGTGAGTTTCTTGCTACTGTTAATTTGTTTGTATCAAATGTGCCTGATACATCTAAAAATCTTATTTCATCACCAGCACTTGCTGAACTAGGTAAAGTTGCAGTAACTGTATTTGAAGAAGTATCTACAAAATAATTTTTACTTGCTGCTGCTGTGAAGTTTGAGCTTTTACTTTCCCAAGTCGCACCTCCAGCTGTTAAAAGTTGTCCATTTGCTGTTACTGTTCCTGATACTGTTATGTTTCCAGAACTATCTCCAGAAATCCAATTAGTAGTAGTTGAACCATCATATCCAGCTATTTTTAATTGTCTTGAACCTGTTGCTGAATCTGCATTAACATTTCCTATTATTACATTACCTGAACCGCTTGTTATATTAGTACCAGCACCATGACCAAAAACAATATTCCAATTACCAGAATCAATAAGTCTTCCAGCTTGTTTTCCTATAGCTGAATTTTGACCACCTGTTGTAAATTCAAGTGTTTCATAACCTACACTTGTGTTATTATTTGTTCCTACTACACTTTTTTGAGAACTTAAACCTATTGCAACATTATCTACACCAGTTGTAAGTGCTGTTAAAGCATCTACACCTATAGCAACATTTCTAACTCCGCTTGTTACAGCATCTAAAGCTCTTGCACCTACACCAACATTTTTATCAGCACTTGATAAAGTTCCTGTTGTTGAATGACCAACTAATAATGAATCTGTAAAATTAGTTCCACCATTTTTAAATTCTGAAACTGGAACAAAATCAGATGAGGTTAAAGCAGCATCTTGCCATGAAGAGCCATTGTAAACTTTTAAAGTATTTGATGTTGTATTAAAATATAAATCACCAGAGTTCAAAGCATCACCATCATTGTCTACAGATGGATCAGAAGATTTAGCTCCTAAGTAAGTATCATCAAAATTATCAGCACTCGCTGCCGCTTCCGCAGCTGAAGTAGCTGCCGCAGTTGCAGAGTTAGCTGCATTGGTTGCTTGTGTCGATGCAGTTGATGCAGAAGTTGATGCGTTTGATGCTTGAGTTGAAGCAGATGTTGCTGAACTAGCCGCAGCAGTAGCAGAAGATGCAGCAGCTGTTGCACTAGAAGCAGCAGCAGTAGCACTTGATGATGCAGATGCAGCGTCAACTAATAAAGACCACTTTGCACTATCAGTATTCGTTGTTAAAGGTTGTGATCCAGATGATGTGTGAGATGTTGTACAAATAAAAATGTTATTGGTTGATGTATCTTTTACAATATCTCTAGCATTGTAATCGGTACTAGCAGACCAATTTCCAACAAATGTACCTAGTTCTTGTGTTACTGAAATCTCACCACTAGAATCAAATGCAAGAATTTTATTAGCTCTGTTTGTTGCATCAACTGTAAATTCAGTCGATGTCATTGTATTTGTTCTTGAAAGTTTTATTGCTCTATCCAACTCTTCTTGTACTTGTTGAGTTGTCATTGTAGCACGATCCAAACCCTCTTCGTGTGATTCCGCAGGGAATGGATCATTGGCAATATAATCTATTGCCTGTGTTTGCGGAACTGCTCTTCTAAGCAATACTGTTTCTGTCGCTGTAGGAATATTACCTGAAGTGAAAGTTACACTTCCACCATTGGCATCTCCTGCACCAGATACTGTATAATGTGTGGTGATTGTTTTGACAGTTTCAGTTCCTGCCGCTGATCTTATAATAACTTGTAAATCAGAGTCCGCAAAAATCTTAAATGTATAGTTGAAGGCAGTTGTGCTACCATCACCTGAATATGAGTTCTTTACTGTAGTCGATGATATTGTCATTAATTTCCTTTTAATACTTTTATTTTAGTTTTTAAAGCATTTTCTACTGCTTGTCTTGCATCTGGATATTCTGCATACATTCTTTTCTCCGCATAATCTTTATATGCTTGATATATCTTTTTAATAGCATATTCTTTACCACCTTCAAAGTCTTGATCTCCATCACTTAAAGTTGTATATTTTTTACCACCAATTCTTATTTCATCATTAATAACCTTTTGTAAAGCATCTTTTAGTCTTAAACCTTTAAATCTTCCTGAAGGAGCTTCTACTTTACCTATATTTTGCACCCAAAATTGATAAGCTGTAGTGCCATCTTTTTCATAAGATAATAAATCAACAGTTTTTGCTTTGATCTCCCTAGGTTCTGTCAATCTTACTTTTAAATTCATAATTTCATTTAATACAGGATCAGCTTTTACATCAATTTTTCTCCCTACTAATGATGGTCCTTGTAAATAAGTAGATATAGAAGCAAATCCACTTGGATTAAAATATAGAGAGTTTGGTGTTCTTTCTATCGGTTCACCAGTTAAAACATCAACTCTTTTTTCTAAATATTTATTACCTAATCCAATTTTATCTAATATTTTATCATTAAATGATCTAACATTGTTAACTTCTGTTTGTATATCAAAAGCACCTGGAAAACCTTGTGATCTAAATGATGCAAAAGGTATTACATTACCTATTACATTTCCTGCATACTTTGAGAAATTTTCTGGTGTAGGAGAAGCAACAAGAGAGGCAACATCTGAAATACCTCTTAAATATGATTTGTTTCCTGCATTCGCCATAACAGCTAATACTCCAGAAGCTAGAGCATTTTGTTTATCATTATCATTAATATTATCAAATATGTTTTCTTTTATATCTGCAATGACACCATAAACATAAAATCTAGGATCAAGTCTTGAATATTGAACATAAGTTATAGTTCCGTCATCATTTTTTCTTGCTATAGAATATGGTTGCCAACCATTTTGTAGCCACATTTTTTTTATTGCAAAATCTCTTGGACCATTTCCTGTTACAGCAGGATAACGATTACCTTCAGCATCTTCTACTTCACCAAACACTTGATCAACAGCGTAAAGTGTAACTGCTGTTCCTACTAATTGTCTTCCTAAAACTTCAGCTCTTGCTCTTCTATCTCCAGACTTCCATAAGTCTCTCATTTGTTTTGTAAATATACCAAATATTGGAACTCTGTTTCCAAAATGTCTCCAAAGGTTTGTAGGTGTTCTTATAAATGGCATTAAAAATCTAAACTCCGGAGAAGCATTTAAAAATTTTTGTATTTTGTATCCCCAATCTAAATAAGAACCACCTTTTAAATCATTAGTGTATGTGCTTTCTCTTGCATATTCTAAAGCATCTTTAGCTATAGGATTATTTTTTATATTTGCTCTACCATTTTTATCAAAACCACTTTTAAAAACATCTTCTATATTTTTTTTTCCTTCTTTAGAATACAAAGGTATTCCTAAATCTAAAGTGTTTTCAACTGCATTCGCATACATTCTTCCTCGAAAGTTTGCTTGTTTAAGAAGTTCATCACCTGTCATTAGTAATCTTGTAGGTAGTTCAACTATACCCCCAAACCAATCTATAGCTTTTCCAGCAAAACCTTGAAATCCTAAATTTTCCCCACTGATCGGTCTTACGGCTTTACCATTTACGATTTGTAAATTATCTTGAGTTCTTGAAAGAGGGTCTAGCACAGCATCACCTTGTCTCAACGCTTTTGATGTTGCAATAACAACATCACCTAAAGACATAATCATTCCTTTATATTGTGCAAAACCTAAAGCAATCGATCTACTATCTTTACCTACAATACCACCACCTATAAGTTCTATTGGTCTTATTACAGCTTCATATAAACCTGATTTAATATTAACAGCATGAGTAAAGACACCAGAAAGCAAAGAGTTAATATATAAAGAGTTAAATACTTCTATACTTCTTTGACCTCTAGTTTTAGCAACACTATCTACTATTTCCTCTATAGATGATTTTTGCCATTGCGCAGAAAGTGTAGCAGGATTTTTAGCAAATCTATTTACACTTGCTACCATTTCATCAACATTTAATCTTTTACCTCCAGCTCTTGTAACACTTATGTTTCCAGCTTGAGTTGTTCTTGCTGCACCTCTAATTCGTTCTTTTAAAAAATAAACTGTGTCTCTTAACAAAGCAGATTTCAAAGCAATATCTTTTCTAGCTTCTTCAGTCCAATTTTCAAAATTATCACCAAACTCATCTAAATATTTTTTACCAGTTTCTTTTGCATCTATAGCTATTTCTTGAATTATTTTTTTTGTTGCTAACATTCTGACTGTTTCTTGTTTTGCTCTCTCTGCATCTTTAGGTAAAGATTTTAATATTTCATCTTTATCTCTTGCAAGAATGTTTGCTAATTCTTCAGCTTCTGTATTTTTTAAAACATCAGAAGATAAATATTCTTTTGCAGTATCATCAAATAAATTATCTATTTGATCTACAGCTTCAACTACTTCTTGTTGATTTTTAAAACCTCTTACATTTAATATTTTTTTAATAAAACTTTCTGCATCTTTTTTTGCAGTTTTTTCACCTATCTTTATTTTTTCTAAAACCTTTTCAGTTTTAAGACCTGGATTATCTTCAGTAAGTATTTTTTTAACTCTTTTTGTTTTTTTATTTTTTTTTAAATCTTTAATTGCTTTACCATGTTCATTATATATTTTTTGTTTCTCATTGAAGTCTTGAGTTTTTTTAGCTTTTTTAAATGCTTTAATACCAAATAATATTTCTAATGGTCCACCAATAGCCATTCCTTCAAGAACATTTTTTAATCTTCCTTCCATTTCCGTATCATTTTCATCTGTAGCTAAATATTGAGTTACTGCATTATTTAAAACAGGAGAGTTAAACTCGATAAGCATATCTGATAATCTTCCTTCGTTTGGATCAAAGACTGTTAAATCTGATACAGCTCCTGCACTTAAACCTCTTAAACCTGTTTTTGCTACAGTTCCTGTTAAACCAACTGATTTAAAAAATTTATTTGGTCCAACCATACCTGTAATAAATCTTGCCATACCCTCTGTAATATTTCCTACAGCTGTTTTAGGTTTATGAAATTCTGGTAACTGTCTTCTATCTGAGTAATCTTCTGATTTCCATTTTGAGGGAGGAACAAATCTTGGTATAAAATCTCTAAAAGATGCTTTTGTTTCTTCATAATATTTTTTTGCTGCAACAGGATCTGCTAATGTTAAGGCTTGTAATTTGTTGAATTCAAAACCACCAGCAGAAATAATATTTTCATCTATAAAATCTCCACCCTCTTCAACAGCATTAACAACACCTTGAGGAGCAGATAAAGCTATATCACTTAATTTATTCCAAAAATTAAAATCTTCTTCATCAGGTTTTTTTAAAAATCCTGAATTTATAGGTTCATGTTTAGGATATTCTACAGAAAAATTTTCTAACGCATCTATTGCTTGATCATTTAATTTTGTCATTACTCTGGATTTCTATTATTTAAAATTTCTATAAATCTATTGAAAAAAGCATTTACATCTCCTTCACCTTTTTCATCAACATAACCATTTAATTTTGCTCTTGTCTTTATTGCATTAACATTATCTATACTAAATCTTACATCATCACTAAATGCTTTTGGATCAGACGTAAAAAGTTGAAATGCTTTCATGTTAGTAATAATTTCTTTTTTTTCAGAAACTAAATCAAATTTATTTCTTTCTAAATTAAATGTAGTCAATTCTTCTATGTTTGTGTCTTGATATTTATCTATAAGTATTAAAGCTATTTCTCTTGCATAGTCTTGTTTTTCTTCTAAAGAAGCATCTGCATTTAATTTTAAATATTTGTCAAATCTAACATCAAATTCATTTTCTGCTTCTAACGCTTTTCTTGTACTTTCAGTTCCACTTAATTGACCAAAATCATTTGTAAAAGATCTTCTGATTATATTTTTTTGATCGTTTGAATAATCAAGTAATACTCTTCCTTGGTTGACTTGATCTATTCTATTTTCATGTTGTATTTTTCCTGTTATAATTTTTTGTTCTAAAGAATCTAATTTTTTTGCTGTTTCTCCAAAATTAATTTTAAAACCATTACTTCTCTCTATATCTTTCAACTCATCAATTAATGCTTGAGCTTTATCAAAATCTGCGTTTTCATCACCAACAACAGTAATTTCTGAAATAGCAGTTTCATAAGACTCTACTACTGCATTACTAAATTCTAAATTTGATAAAGTTTTTTCACCACCATAAGCATCGTCTGCAAATTTAATAGCCTCTAATCCGTTTGGGGTTCCTGCAAATTGTTGAAAATCTGAGGATATAAATTTTTTATCAAGTGCTTTTAATTTTTGTTCCAAAACATTTTTAGGTAATTTAAAATCCTTTACAAAATTTTTAATGTTTTCTTCAGCTTCAGATTTGTATATTTGTTTTAACTTAACATCTGTAGTTGTAGCGTATTTAGAACTTAAAGAAGTTATCTTATTATTTATATTTTCTGTTGCATTGGCTTCAAGTGCAGCGTAAGAATTTTTTTTTAAATTATAAACATATTTTCCAAACTCTAAATCTAAACCCTGAGTTATTTTTTCTTTTACTCTCTTATTAGTAATTGAAGATAATTGATTTTTTACATAAGTATTATATTTTAATTTGAAATTATTTATTGCATTATCTTCGTTTATATTTTCTTTTTCAGAGACAACATATTTGTCTAATTCACCTTTCATTTCAAAAATTTTTTTATCTGCTTCTATTTTTTCTGCTAAATCTCTTTTTTTAACAAAAAATTCATCTATCTGTTTTACTGATGGTAATACTGAAGATGCTATTCCTGTATTTGGATTTACTTTTATATTTGATTCAACACTAAGTGTTTTATCTATAACATCTGTTTTAGCTGTATATGTTGGTATCTTAACCATTATCTATCTCGGTGGGTTGTAATTATCGTAAGTTAAATTAAAAGTTTGTGGGGTAGAAGATTGAGGTTCACTTCCAAAAGCTCCTGATCTTAACAAACTAGTCCCTGCTTGTGCATAATATCCAAATGCTGCTGCTTTACCTTGTTGTCTTGCAAGTTGACCTCTCATTCTTGCAAAATTAGCTTGTTCATAAACCCTTGATTGTTCAACTTTTGAGTTATATTCTATAACTTCTTTTTCTAATTCTGCTTCTTCTTTGTTTTTCTTTAATATTCTTAAAGCAGATCCTTCTAAAGTTGCACCAGAAAATAATATTGAAGTTATTACCTCACCCTCTAATTCTTCAAATTTTTTATCAAATTTTTCTAAATCTAATTTTAATTTATTTTCTAATACTTTTCCTTCTTCTTCTTTAACAAGAGCATTTCTATTCTCTATTTTTTGATTAAACTTACCAGCTGCATCAGCTTGTCTAGCAGCTACGATTTGAGTTCCAGCAACAAGAGCAGTAGTCCAACTCATTAGAATATCCTCGCATATCTGTATTGATGTGAACCATCAAATCCGTAGTGTTTCATTAAGCCTTCGTTCTCCAATCCTAACCACTCAGCAAATTTTATGCCTGTATCATAATCTTGTCTTACAGCAGTTTGAACTCTTTTGATATTATTTTCTTTAGCTAGTCGTGCAAAATTTTTTTTGATTGCTTTAGCAACAAGTAAAGGATGATCCCAAATCTTGTTCGTTGCAATAACCCAACCTTCTGCAACACCATTCCAAACCATTTTCATTCCAGCTGCTGCAACAGGTTCATTATTAATCATACAAGTATAAGCTAATCCTTTTTGTTCCAAATTCATTGCATCTCCATCAAACTTCGCATCCTCATCCATTAGAGGATGATTCATTTGATTTGATAATATATATCTGCCATGTTCTGCTTTATATGGCACTACATTTAGTATATTATCCATCATTTGTCTGAAGTCTAGGGTATAACGATAAAATCGTTAAAGGTAAAGGTTGAGTTTGTCGAACATAAATAAACCCATCCGTTTCATAATTACCTCTAAACTCCACTTCTTTGTCTCCTGTAAAAACTCCTAATCCTTGATCCATAGGGTTAGCAGAAGATCTAAATGGAATTCTTTCCATATTAGATAAATCTGGTCCTACCTCTACACCAATAGATTCATAAAGTCTTATTGTAATATCAAATATTCTTTTAGTTTTACCTTGAGATGTACCATCTTGTGATCCAGCATCTAATCTCATGGTTTGTAATAAAGATGTATAAGCTAATCCAACTTTAACTTTTGTTGCTGATCTAGTTAAAGTAATTGATCCAGAGCTTACAATTTTGTTTGGATGTGTTGAACCATCCGCAAGAACTGCAACAGTTTGACCTTCAAGGTGATCTAATCCAGAAATAGTTGTAGCTGCACTACCACTATATTCTAGTTGTGAATCTAAAAAATTAAAAGATGTATCATCTGTTTCATCAAACTCATAATTATGAATATATTCTACATATCTTCTAGTATTTCCATTAATAGTTCTTTTGTTGATTACCCATGTTTGATATTCAGAGTCATCTGTTGGAATTGTGGCAACACTTTCACAAATAGTTTTAGCTTCATCTGTTGATGTTAATCTTGTTGTATCACCACTTGTAATAGTTAAAAATCCTGTTCCTTCTGGTGTTGTTTCTTTTATTGTAACTACGTTAGTGCTAACTGTTGCTGTAAAATCAGAGTCAGCATCTATCAATGTTTTTAAATTTGTAGCTGTTTGATTGTTGCTAGTTACAGTGTGAAACTTTCCAGAAGTAGCAGATGTAGCAGAATTAAAAGTTGTAGTTGTGCCATCTGATTTTGTTAAAACTATTTTTGTATCATTTGCTATATTTGCAAAATCTGTAACTGTAATTGTTGCCTCACCAAACTTACCACCAAATATATGTCTATGCCAAGCAACAACTTGTTGTTCTCTTTGATAAGTTAAACCTACTAACTCACCATCATTTCTTACACCCCATATAATTTGATTAGGTTCTTGTTGATATGAAATTTGTGTTAATCCACCTTCGGTAATGTGTTCGGCAAGGATGGTTAAATCTGGAGATACATAACCATCAACATCAAAGTTGTAAGCTAGCTCTCTTAGTTTTCTTTTTGCTCTTTGTAAAAAAAGTGTAGCATTCCCAGCAGGGATAGCATCTACGTTTGCCGCACCATGGTTAGATTGTTTTTTAATTAGAATATTTGTGGGTGTGATTGCAACATCAGTTCCACCACCAGATACAGCAAACTCACCACCTGCTGTACCAATAATTAAAGTTCTTGTAGCTGTCATAAAACGAATTGCATTTACCTGGTTTGATGCAATGGTGTAAATAATTGCATCATCATCTGCTATTGTTCCACCTCTATTTTCATTCATGTTTTCATAATCACCAGACTTTGAAAAGAATATTGTTTGCGGTTGTGATAGCGTTGCAGCAAAAACTAATCGTTGTTCAAAGAAGGTTACGCAAGATGGATGACCTGTGGTATCTGAAAACGCACCTAATGACCAATTTGTTGTTCCTGAAGAAGAACCCAAATCTTCTAATATTTCCATTGTTGCATTTGTAGTATCAGTTCTTGCAGTTATCTTTGCATAACCATCACCTATTCTAACTAACCTTCCAACATCTGTAGTTTGAAAACCTGTATCATCATTTATACCTGTTATTGCTGAAGCTGTTAAAGATACTCCAGTTCCAACACCAGAAGAACCAGGAGTTAATGTTGTACCTGTAGCATTATCATCTAAGTATGGACCATCTGTAAAATCAACATCTGTTAAGCTCCAAGATGTATGACCTGTTCTTGATAATTTTTCTACTTCATGATTAGGATGTGTGATATACATAACGTCTGCACTTTGTGCGAATTTAATATCAAACAATTCTGCTTCTAAATATGGTGTAGTTATTTCGTAAACTCTATTTGCTACACCTCCAGAAGTGTAAGCAGTAAATCCTGTACCATCTATATTATTTCCATCAATGTCTGTTATTTCAAATGTATTAGTTGTTTTGTTTGCAACTTTATATCTTTTATTATTTAACTCTGTCATACCAGCAACATTAGTGATACGGATTTCATCACCATTATTATAACTATGACCTGTTGCTGTAATTACTACTGGATTGGCTTGTGTAGCACCACTAATAGTTTTATCTGATTCTAATATTTGACCATCGTCTTTATAAAATCTTATATATAAATTTCCAAACTCAAGAATATAAGTTTGTGTTGTTGAAAATTCAAAAGGTATTAATCTTGTTTTTTTAGAGCTATCTTTTACCTCTGCAACAAATTGAGTACCACTTCTTCTTGCAGCACTTCCATGTGGAAACACTACAAAGTTTTCTAATGTTTTTAAACCTGCTGGATATTTTGCAAGATCGTTTCTTCCATCTAATCTTGGTGATAGCTCACCACTTGTGAAATTTGTTAATTGAACAGCAACTCTTGCCATTATTAGAACCTTGAATTAATAAATGTATCAGCACCAACCACATCTGCCATACCTTTGTCTGGAGATAAATTTTGTCCTTCTGTTGAGTCTACAAATCTAGCTTCTTTTAATTTATCTTGAAATAGATTGTACATATTATTTGCAGTTGGATTGGATGATGTAATTGCATAAGCAATGTCTGCGGCTAATGCAGCTGATAAAGTTTCTCTTAATAATTCATCATATTCATTTGGATCTGTAATTCTTGAAATGTATAATATTTTCATGCTAGAGTTATCAGTTAAAATTTTTCTACCTTCAATTTTATAATCTGAATCATAATCTAGTATTGTAATAACTCTCAAACAATCAGCAGGTAAAGTATATTGTTGTGTAAATCCCCAAGTAGGACCAGTGCTATCTGCTGCAAGCTGAACTCTTTTTTGTAAACAATTCCAAGGATGTGATCTAAATACACTGTCTCTTACTTGTGTAAATCTTGCATTACAAAGTCTTGCGTTTTTTGAATCTTCTGTCAAACTTAATATTGTGGATGCACCAAGTTGATTTAATGCTCCATTACAAATATCTACTACTGATGCCATATTTTCTCCATATTTCTTTTTGAGTTAAACCTAACTCATCTTCTTTTTGCTTGCTTCTACTATTAATATCTTTTTCATTAATAATTTCAACTAAAGCATATCTATAAACTCTATTATCGTCTTGCCATTGAAAATGCAATAAATGTTTAGGTTTAGTATATAATTCTAGGTTTCTTGGATCAAAATCATTTTTTGTCATTTTTAATGATATATTTTCTTCTTAATTTTCTATTGTTTTCTAAGGCAAGCATTTCACCTTCTGTTTTACATTCTTTTATATTAAATCCATAGTGATATTTAGGACCATACTTAAAACGATCAACAAGAACATAACGATATACATAGTTCCCTTTTTTAAAATGTAAAATTGTTTTTAAATCTTTTATTTGTTTCATTGGCATTCTAGGGGAGTTCCACTCTCGCTTTCCTCCCCTAAAATTCTGTTAGTTTACAACATATGAAATGTTCCAAGACATAGTTCCAGCAGTACCACCTGCAGCAGACATAGTCGCTGCAATGTAGTAGTAACCACCTGGATCTGTACTGTCTCCAGCTAATTCATACATTTTTTGACCAGCAGTGTCGATGTTAGCAGCTTCGAATCTAACGTCTGTCATAGCAGCACCATCGGCTACTAGAGTTGCAAAGACATCTTCATCTTTAACTGTACCATCAGTTTTGTAGATACCAACATTGAATGTGCATGATCCACCTAAACTGTCTGAACCAATGAATAAACTTGGAACAGCAGCATTTGATGGAATCGGTGCTAACATAACAATATCGTTATCATCACTATCACCTGTGGCTAATTCAACTGTTCCATGAGCAGTTCTTAGAACGCCATGAAGTTCAGCTGAGTTGTTAGCAACTTGAGGAGTAGCCTCAAAGTTTGCTACTAGATCTGTATTTTTAGTACCCATAACTTTTTACTCCTTATATTACGATTCAGTTGCTTGTACTTCAACTACCTTATCTTCTTCCATTCTAGTTGCGCCAAAAGAAGCACAGTAGTAAACTTGAGTAGCATAACCTTTGTCAGCTCTCTCATCTATTCTAGCTGTAACATCTTTACCTACACCCAAAGCGATTCCGTCTTGTGCGTAAGCTATGCACGATCTAGTAGATCCAGATAATGATAGTCTGTTTGATACAATAAAGTTAAAACCAAGAAACTGGTTAATTTCACCATTCGCCAACGCTTTTACAGTGTTGAAGTCAGATGAAGTAACTTCAGTTGTTCCTAACAAATCAGTGATTTGTTTTGGTCCAACGATGATGTGTCTTGGAATTGAAGGATCAACACTATTTAAATCAAGAGTTTCTTTTGCACTTCTTAATTTAGCAATAGTTAAACCAGTAGAGCCATGTGCAATTGTGTTCGCATTAGCTGTGCTAGTTGATCCTGTTTCACCAGTGAACGCTGTTCCTAAAGCGGCACTAATGATTTCATCATCCATTGCTCTTCCCATTGCGTAAGCAGCAGCTTGAGCGTAAGACGATGTTGGGTCGATTAAAAGTCTAACTTTATCTTGTTCATCGATAAGATCAGCAAATTCATAGTCCACAAGAGATACTCTTCTTCTAGCGTGAGGAGTGTCTATTTGCGGAGTGTCTGAATGTCTGCTTGTTCTTTTCTGAGCTGTTACAGCTCCTACTTGATCAAAGAACGCATTCTTACCTACAACACTTTCAAGTCTAACTTTGTCTCTTAATAACGATCCCATTTGTTGAGATAGCATTTGAATGTTAGCAGAATACTGCTGTACAAATGCTGTAGTTACTTGTGATGACATATTAGTCTCCTTATTGTCAGTTTA